ATGGAGACATTAAGAGTAGCATCTCTGTTTTGCGGATGTGGTGGAACGGACGTCGGATTAAAGGGAGCGTTTGATTTCCTCGGCAAGCATTATGATGCCAATGGCATGGAGATTGTTTATGCCAATGACATTGACGATAATGCTTGTGCCATATTTGAAAAAAATTTCGGTATCAAACCCGATAACAGAGATATTCGTACGGTTGCCTCTGAAGAATTGCCTGAGTTTGATATTTTGACAGGTGGTTTTCCGTGTCAGTCTTTTTCTATTGTTGCACAGAATCCGCCTCGTTTAGGTATCAAAGACGACAGAGGTATGTTGTTTTTTGAGATGTGCCGTATCCTTCGTGAGAGAAAACCGAAATGCTTTATTGCCGAGAATGTAAAGGGAATTTTAACTGCAAACAAAAAAGCTGCGTTTCCGCTCATTCTGCAAGAGTTTGAAAATAGTGGGTATGATGTAAAGTATACCGTCCTTAACGCTGCCGCCTATGGCGTGCCTCAGAAAAGAGAGAGAGTCATTATTGTTGGATTCAGAAAGGATTTAAAAATAGACTTTTCTTTTCCGGCACCTATAATTGATGACGAAGAACAGTACGAGGCATTGCAGTCGGTTATCGAGACAGAGGTGCCAGAAAAATACTTTTTCAGTGAGAAAGCAGTTGCTGGTATGATGAAAAATAGAGAAGCGATGAATAAGGGACGCGCCCAAGATGTGACAAAGCCTTGTAACACCGTTGGAGCGCATCTTGCCAAGGTATCGCTAAATAGCACCGATCCAGTGCTATTTTCCGGAGGCAGATATCGGCGCTTTACTCCAAGAGAAGTCGCTCGGATTCAGTCTTTTCCAGAAGATTTTGAGTTGGTTGGAAGTGAAGGCGCACAGTATCGTGCTCTTGGTAATGCAATTCCTCCAGTAATGTTCTGGTATGTCGCACGGAAAGTAGGAGAACTCCTTAGCAACAAGTGACTTATAGGGCAAAAAGAAAAGCGAACATCTCCGATTTAGAACTATGATAAAGGTGGAGCGCCTCAGATTTTGAAGCACTCCACCTTATTTCTTTCTGCATATTCGATTGTGTTCCGGGTGCCGCCCGGTTCGCCGTTGTAGACTGCAATTACTCTGGCTGATCTGTTCACCATCCATTCATTGCGGATCTGGAAGCAAGACTTGCTGTAGCCATTACAGACGAAACGGACAAGGTCTGCCTGGTCGAGTATGTCTTTATAGCGCCTCTGCCAATCCGCAGACCAGCGGCTCTCAAATCCATCATAAGGAGAGGCGGCTATTAGATGGAGGTTGGGATTATTCTTCCGAAGTTGGAGGATGATTTCCCCAGCCCAGATATCTACACCACGAGCCATACCAGTTATGAAGGTCACAAACCCATCATCTATCGCCTGGAGGATTGCCCCTTCCAGGTCTTTTTTTATCTCAACCTCCGACCGATTTAGCTTCTCTGGACGATGCCCAGTAAAACAGCAACGGTGCAATCGGAGTTCAGCTTCGTTTGCCATTTCATCACCCCAATCGGGCTTGGGTCATATCCCTTGCCTCGCTAATAGTGTCGCAAGTTAGGAGCGTATCAAGCATAGCCCACACACGACCATTTCTGAAAATCTTACCAGTCTTGACTGTTTTCCCCGGAATGATTGCAGGCCCCAGCTTATAAACATAGCAGTCACCATCCCAGACCTCATCCGGCATTTCTGGAATTTCATCGTGCATATTACGGGTCACTGTGTATCCTTCGATATGGTGGATAGACTGAAGCTGCCCGTAGTAGCGGAAAGCTATGTAGTTAGGTGGCTCTTTCGGCCAGCCGTTGCCTCCGACTGGGCAGAAGTATTTATTGTGGTTCTTTACGATGTCGATCCAGCTGATACTACAGCGGTCAGGACACTGCGTACCAAGAGCAACGACATAGACCATATTTGAATCAAGTTTTTGCATAGTCATTAGTCCTCTCAGATATTCACAGAACTCCCGGAGGAGATGTTTCTGCTCGTGATTTGATGCTGCGTGCGATGCCTGCGCCATTTGGTACACCTCTTGGTAGGAGAGGTGAGAAACCGGGATGCCGTTCACATTCTGGAATGGGAGATGGCTCTTGGCGTATGCCTGGGTACACTCGGACAGAGACACAATGTGCTTGTGGGTATAAGCGGTCTTTGTGAAATCATCACGAATGGAGTATCTCGTAAGCTGGTCTGCACCAGGCAATAACCACCCACGCTTCGCTTCAAAAATGATATGGAAGTTTTTGTGGTCAGTCACTTCGATATCGGTTATACCAGTGGCAGCATCATACCGCTGGTTCATAATTGTCGTATCCTCTACAGCAGGAGTAAAGCCAGATACGGCGATTACGACTGCTTTGAGGAATTCCGGGCATTTGGCTAAAGCCCAGGACATACTCAAAGTGATGTCGTTTTCTTTATCGCCCAGCAGCTGGAAAATGCTATGTATTTCCCGACCATAGGATTCTAAAGTTGCCACAGTTACCTCCTTCCTGCGGAAAGTAGGTCAATCATCCGCTGTAGGATGGGTTGCACTTGTCCGGCTTGATAGCGTACATCAAAGGAGCCGTTGCTGAAGTGATCCTCACGGAGCAACATGGTCAGCAATGCACAGCAGAGGTCATAATCAGCCTCTGGGAGTCGCTCCAGTTCCTTGTCGCAGTGAATCGGCTCCGTAATCATGTAGTCGTAGTAATGGTATTTCATGTCGCCAATCCGCTCCAGTGCCTCATAGTAGCAGTCAACATGAATATGTTTTTGCTGCTGGAGTTCCAGAAGAACCTGCAGTTTCATTTGATTATCCATTCCAATCCCTCCTTATGCAATCCGGCGTTCTACGAACCACCGGCCGAGATTGTTGCCAGTGAGAGAGCAGCTCCGTTCAAAGAACAGATAGCTTTGCTTTCCTCTGACCCATATTGTGTAGCGGTCACCTTGCCCTCCGGCTTTCATGGCGGCAGCCTGTCGGATGTCAGTGACACGGTCGATTTCAAAAACTTGACCATCTTCCCAAGTGAGGTTGATGGGAATCAAAAACCCATCGCTGTTGAACTTGGCGGTCACATCCACATAAACCTTAATATTCATCGGTGACCTCCGTTTCCACATTCTTTAGGAAGTTGGCATTCGCCATCAAAGGCGGATCTATCAATTTGTATCCGTTCCGCTTCATCAAACGGAACTTGAAGTCCAGCAGTTCCGGTGGGACACGGAGTAAGGACGCCGCTCCGAAGAAGGAGATGTCCTCATTCAGCTTTTCCAGGACATCGTCATCGTCCATAAGAAATTCGGCTGCAAATATATTAGCTTCATATTCCATGAAGGAGGCGCTGTCAAATAACTCAAAGTCGTGGAAAGCATTCACGCCCACGGCTTTGGCGTGGAGAACAGCGTGACCCAGTTCGTGTGTGACGATAATTCTTTGTATCGCCTCCGGGAGATCACTGTTTACGGTGATTGAGCGTTTGCGGCTCTGTGCCAGGAAGAAACCTTTGCAGGCTCCTGGGTATGTACCCATCGGCGCATACAGAAGTATGATACCCATCGCATCACACAGCTTGAATGGGTCTGTCTCATGGAATTTACGCTTGAGCCGTTCTACTTCACGGCATATATAATCCACGGTCATTCAGATCCCTCTTTTCTGTATCACTTCAATTGTAAAAAACGATGTGTCCTAAAAACTGGACTTATTTCTTTTTGCGCCCGAAGGTCTTTCTGGCTTCCTCTTTACATTCCAGATATGCCTTGGTAACAGCAGTGAAGAATGCATCCTTGGCTTCCTCACTCAGTTCGCCACCCGCAAAGAGGGCGGCGTTGCGCTCCAGCAATTCATCGACCTCGCTGGCTGCCTTGTCGCCGAACTGACCTCGGACAGCTTCGATATGTTCAATCTTTTCAATGCCCTGTTTCGGGTCGGTCACTTCATCGTTTGCCAGATAGTCATAAGAAACATTAAGCGCTACCGCCAGCTTTCTCATAGTGGAAGACCGAGCGATTGCCCCGGAAGATTCATAGGATGCGATAGTACGCTTGGATACACCAACCTTATCGGCGAGTTGCTGCTGGGTTAAATTGCAGAGTTCTCGTGAGACTTTGATTTTATCGGAAAATGTCATGGTAGCCCTTCCTTTCAAAAAAATTTACAATTCGAAACTTCATCAACTTCACCGGAGTTGTTGACTGAACTTCACCCAGGTGCTATTATATGGATGAAGTTCGGTGAAGTTATGAGAAAATTATATTCGCAAAACTTCACTTTGTCAATAGGCTTGGATGAAGTTTTAAGAGGAAGGTGATGAAGTTGGGTGAAAAAACGATACTACACAGCGACATGAACTGTTTTTATGCATCTGTAGAGATGATGCTCGACCCCAGCCTTAGAGGTAAGCCAGTAGCAGTCTGTGGTAGCACAGAGAATCGTCACGGCATTGTACTGGCTAAATCGGAACTGGCGAAAAAGGCCGGAGTCAAGACTGGCATGGTGAACTGGGAAGCACGCCAGCTTTGTCCGGGACTGATTATGGTAAAACCCCAGTATGACCAGTACCTCAAGTATTCCGAACTGGCTCGTAACATCTACCAGAGATACACAGACCAGGTGGAACCCTATGGCATGGATGAGTGTTGGCTCGATGTCACAGGGAGCCGTGGTGTGTGCGGTGACGGCATGAAAATTGCCGAGAGCATCCGGCAAGAGATTAAAGAGGAACTGGGGCTGACGGTGTCCATCGGCGTTTCCTATAATAAGATTTTCGCCAAGCTGGGCAGTGATATGAAAAAGCCGGACGCCGTGACCGAAATCTCCAAGGAAACCTTTCAAGAGAAAGTGTGGCCTCTGCCCGCCTCTGACCTGCTGTTTGTGGGTAGAGCAACCGAGGCAAGGTTCAGAAATTATGGCATCCACACCATCGGTGACATCGCTGCTACAGATCCTGCTTTTCTGAAAAGGCTTCTGGGCGTGAATGGACTCCAGCTTTGGAAGTACGCTGCTGGCAAGGATGATACGCCAGTCATGCACAAAGATTTTGTCTCTCCAATCAAATCCGTGGGGCATGGAATTACCTGCGTAGCCGACCTTCTGGACAATGAGGAAGTATGGAAAGTAATGCTGGAACTGTCTCAGGACATTGGACACCGCCTTCGCCTACATAAGCTGAAAGCTACTGGCGTTCAGATCAGCATCCGCAGCAACGACCTGGGCTATCGGCAGTTCCAGGCACCGTTGAGCCTTTCAACCCAAAGCCCGATGATGATTGCAAAAAAGGCTCATGCCGTTTTCCAGACGAATTATCGGTGGTCAACCCCTGTCCGAGCCGTGACGGTAAGAGCCATCAACCTTGTACCCCAGGGTGTGCCGGAGCAGATTGACCTTTTCACGGATATGCGCCGTGTGGAGAAAGCTGAGAAGCTGGATGACTGTATAGAAGAAATCCGGCGGCGGTTTGGCAAGAGGGCTGTGTTCCAAGCTTGCCTGCTGGGTGATTTGAAAATGCCAATTGATAATCGCCATCTGGTACAGATGCCTGGTGTGGTGGGACGTTAGCAATCAATATCCCAGAAATGTTAGCAAGCGATATTTGCCATAATTATTGACTACGGGGTAAGATTTGATATAATGTTATCAACAGTTAAAGGTAAATAACGATTGTTTACAGTTGCCTGGTTTGTGGCAGCAAATAGCGATTGATAACAGGAGGAACATAACATGGACATTGGTTTGAATGTGGATTTTGATGGAAAGAAGAATATTGTCGTAGAGGGAGATAACTTTAAGGAATATCCTATTGGTGGGATGGTTTGTGAATACGCGAGGCTGTATCCTTCAGAGATTAAACCACTTATTTTGGAAAACCCCTACTTCCACGATGAAGATTTGAAGGAGAATGGTGGTGCTGCACTGTGGAGCCTTTATGAAGCCTGTTTGGAGAAGTTTGGAATTATTACGGCTGTAATGATTCTCACGGATTTTTCCAGCTTTATGGCGGATTTCAACCGCGCCGATGAGGAGGAACTAAAAGGTCTGATTGAACCTCTGAATGAGGACAAAGATGAAAATAAGATTAAGACTTTCATTTTGGAAGAGTCCGGCTATGAGGAATTTGGTATCAGCACCATCGGTCAAGCTATGCTGAGCGCTTATGCGGTGTACGCAGACAGCTATGTGGCGTTCAAGCATTCTTTCAATATGCTGGCTTCTGGTGGAGAATACGAAGAAGACCAGGTAATGGCGTTCTGGGGGCTGTATGCTTCCAATATGGATTTTCAGCATATTGATTTTCACATTATGTTTTATGAAAATGCCTTCCATTCCATCTACACGATAAAGTCCTCTATGTCGCTCATGATGTTTGAAGCAGCCCATGCGATGGATGCGGAGACTAAATTCGTGAAGTGCAAGAACTGTGGTAACTACTTTGTGCCAGTTGGAAGATCCGATTCTGTGTACTGCGGATACCCATCACCCCAGGATGCCACCAAGGAGTGCCGGGAAGTAGGTGCAAATGCGACCCGTGCCAAAAAGATGAAGAACGATACTCTGACCCAGGAATACCGTAGACTGTATATGCGGTTAAAGATGGCAATAAAACGCCACCCAGACGATGAGGCTTTACAGGAGCGTTTCCGAGAACTTACTGATGGAATGAAAGAAAAAAAGAAGCAGAAGGATTCAGTTGATGATCTGCTGGAATGGCTCCAGTCCTTTGAAAACGTTCTCAATGATAACTGAGGAACGGAAATGCCAATTTTACGTTCCTGTCAATCTGAACCTTATGGCGATATAATATCCCCATAAGATGAAAGGAGGCAAAATGCCATATGGAAAATAACAGAATCAGCCTACAGGCTATCTATGATGAAATCATCCAGCATTACAGCTGGGGCAACTATGAGGAAGCCAAGAAACGCCTGCTCCGTAAGAAATATTCTTTTTTGCAGAAGAACCTTGTTCTCTGTGACCCTACCGCATTCAAAGAAAAAGGTGCCAATTTCGTTCCAGCGAATGATGCGCCCATCATCAGAGATCTGCTGATTGAGGCTGTGAACGACAGCGAGGACAGTATGATTGTGGACTGGTTCAACGGAAACGTAGACACCAGTGACTCCCTTACGGCAACACTTCTGTATATGCAGCTTAAGCCTGTTATTATGAAGCCTTACATTCTGGGAGAAACCGATGAGGTTACGATGGATGAGTGGTTGAGAACTGTATCGGCAGCTATCAACCACAGTACAGCCAGAAACACGCTGGCAATCAAACGCAGTTTGGAGAATTTCCGTAACAGTTCACTGCCGTTGGATGCTACGATTGGCTACGGCGATATTATCGCAACCTATGAAGATGGCACCCGTTCCTTTGGTCTGCGCGGAGAGCGTAGTCCTATCGACATCAAGGGGAAAACCGTTGAGCAGATTCTGGACGAAGTTGGAACGCAGGACGATTATTTTGCCGTTCTCGCCCAGATGCTTGATCTCTTCGATGCCCATGCCAAGGCAAGAGCGAGAGAGCATATTGAAACCCTGGCAATGGCAAAGGAAGCGTTTGAAGCAGAAAAAGCAGATGATGCGATTGATCGTGATTCCATCGCATCGGAATATGTAATCTGGTATCAGCGTGTACATGACTTCTTGGAACAGAATCCAGAAGTATGTAAGGACATCGAGAAGAAGGTCGGAACTACTGGGCTTGCCGAGTTCTTCCAGATGCGCGGAAGATAAATTGCAAAAACTTGCAAGAATATTCTTTGAAACAGCAATTTACATATTGACGGGCTTGCGTGTTTGTGATATTATAATTGCAGATAATTGAAATCGACTTGCAAGAAGATGAATGGAGGTGCCGTTATGACGGTAGAAGAAATAAGAAGCTATAAACAGATAAGAACCCCAGACTATTCGCTCTTAGCCAACTTGGTGTCCAAGGCGAAGGGTCCAGACAGAACGATGGCTCAATTTGCCGAGGTAACTGGCATTGGAGCATCCACACTGTCTCGTCTGGTCAACCATAATATAAAGAAACCGCTGGCACTGGATGTCATCATCAAGATTTACGAGTGCAGAGCCGATGAAGAGGATACCTATCTTCTGGACTCCCTTGCTCGTGCTAACGGTTTCTATCCGGCAGATTATGCACAGCGCGTCAAAGACCATGAGTCTATGGCTGCCAGAAGAAATGCCCAGCTGAACAGAGAGCATCAAATGAAGAATGCTCTCATTGCTGGTGTTGCTGCCGCAGGGTGCGGTATCACCGTAGTGGATAGACCTATTTTGAGAACGAAGGATCTACCAGCGATTTATCCTTCTCGCTTGGGGGATTTCATCCTCCAACTTAAAGAGAACACTACACTCGGCACCACAAGAAACTGGAGCTTTATAACGATTTCTCGTCTCGTTGATGAAGAAGAGTGCCGTTATGATGCCAAATTTTTCGCCCGTCGCTTCTTTCAGTCTTGTAGCGATGTGCTATTGCTGGATGCTTGGAAGCCGGAAGCACTGAAGGGATACAAGATTTCCTTCGCATTCGTGGACAAGGACATTCTGGGTGAGTTTTGGAATGCAGTAAGCATAGCCAAGGTTCATACAGAGATGTCACTGATTCTGATTGATCCAGTTAGCTATCGTGTTCTGGACGAGATTTGGGTACCAGGAGACTATAACCCGATGACCAATATCAGCGTATTCCGTGTCCCTGCGCCTGTTGAAGATGATGTGTACGAAGAAACCGAAGATTTTTACGAAGAAGATCCTGAATAAAGCGATCTGTGTTCAGACCAGAGAGGAGGCTGATGCCATTGATGAATACCGCCGAGAAGTTAAAAGGACAAATCCCGTATCCGTGTTGTCCCAAGGAAAAAGCTATGGCCTTTGAGAGTTCCCACGGAAGGGCTTCATATAAATGCCCCAGATGCGGTAAGTTCGCCATCTTCGATTTTGATAAGATGACGGCTTATCCAGCCGAACCAGCCAGAGGGGCATCCCACAAATTTAAGATGAAAGCAAGCAGTATCGACTGAGCCAATAGGAGTCCATAGGAGACTACCGCCGAGCCGGGGTACAGCAAATGAAGCAGTAAAAGCTGCTCATTTGCCGTACCCCGGCTCTTTTTTTGTCTCCAAAACTTTTTCGCAAAACTTTTTTTAAAGCGGTAATTAGGCTTCCGCTTTAACTTTTACCATTAAGCCACAGCAAACGAAAGGAGGTGAGCAAGCGATGATGACAGCGATTGAACGGCGTGATGCCATTCTGGACAGGCTTTGTGTCCGTAGACACGACCAGGTCAAAAACCTGGCTGAAGAGTTCGGTGTGTCCGAAAAGACCATCCGCACTGATATCGAAGTCCTCGCTTGCTCATATCCGATTGAGACTGTCCGTGGCCGACACGGCGGAGGCATCTATGTTGCGGACTGGTACCACCGTGGCAGAAAGACCCTTTCGCCGGAGCAGGCGGCGTTGCTTAAGAAGCTGGCACCCAGCTTGGAGGGGCATGACCTGGAAGTCATGAACAGCATCATCAACCAGTTTGCTGCTTATTAACCACGGGACACACCCCCGAATGACATGAAAGGCAAAGGTGAATTTTTATGAAACGAGTATTTATCTGTTCTCCGTATCGTGGCGATGTGGAGAGAAACCTCAAGGCAGCAAGGAAACACGCCCGTATGGCGGCAATCATCGGTTATTGCCCGATGGCACCTCATCTGATGTTTCCGCAGTTTCTGAACGACAACGACCCTGAACAGCGCATCCTGGGCATCACCCTCGGTGTGGAGCAGATGAAGGTCTGCGATGAAATCTGGATCTTCGGCGGTCGCATCAGCAACGGCATGGTCTTTGAGTTGGAGCAGGCAAAGGAACTGGGCATCCCGGCTCGTCTGTATGACGATGACGGCAACCGCATCAGTCCCGCAACCATGATGATCGATGACCGTGTCAGCGAGGAATACCGCAAGGCAATCCACGGTCTGAAGTTTGTATAAGGAAAGGATGAAGCACATGAATGAAGTTTATTTAACCATCGCAGATGGATTTGAAAAGCTGGCTGCTGGCTATCGTGCCTTGGCTGGCAACACCTCTGCTCCGGCTGTGAGCGAACCTGCCCCTGTGGCAGAGGCTCCTGCAGAGACAGCGGAGGTCACTATCGAAGAGGTTCGTGCGGTTCTCGCAGCAAAGTCCGAGGCCGGCAAGCGTAAGGAAGTCAAAGAACTCCTCTTCAAATATGATTCCGGCAAGCTGTCTGGGGTCAAGAAATCTGACTATGCAGCCCTCCTGGCTGATGCGGAGGCGCTCTAATGGGCGCCCACGCAAGGAACTCTCCTTCGGCTTTGCACCGTACTTTGAACTGTCCGCCCTCTTTGGTGCTTGGGGAGCAGTTCCAGGATGAGGAGAGTCAGTACGCCGCAGAAGGGTCTGCCGGACACGCTCTGGCAGAACACCTTATCAAAAAGCACCTGAAACAGCGTACCAAACGCCCGGTATCCGACTACTACTCCGATGACCTTATGGAAGCTGTGGAAGATTATGTGGCTTTCGTCATCGAGAAGATCGAGGAAGCCAAGCGAGAGTGTAACTCGCCCCTGTTCTCCGTGGAGCAGCGTGTGGATATTTCCGAATACTCCCCAGACTGCTTTGGCACGGCAGATATGGTCATCGTCACCGACAAGGTGGCTCATGTGATCGATCTGAAGCTGGGGCGCGGCGTGGAAGTTTCTGCCGAAGAGAATCCGCAACTCATGGCCTACGGTCTGGGCGTACTGGAAATGGTAGAGATGCTCTACGACATTGAAACGGTGCGACTGACCATTTTCCAGCCTCGTATCAATAACTTCTCCACCTGGGATATTACCCCGGAAGCCCTCAAGACCTGGGGCGAGGAGATTCTGAAGCCCCGCTCCGCTATGGCACTTGCTGGGGCAGGAGAGTTCCAGGCTGGAAGCTGGTGTCGTTTCTGCAAGGCCCGTAACCAGTGCCGAGCCAGAGCCGAGGAGTTCCTTCGTCTGGCAAAGATGGAGTTCCGTCAGCCCGCTCTGCTCTCGGATGACGAGGTGGCAGAAATCATCAAGATTTCGGATGAACTCGCCAAGTGGGCATCCGATGTGTACGCCTACGCCCAAGACCAGGCTATCATCCACGGCAAACAGTGGAAGGGCTACAAACTGGTGGAAGGCAGAAGCAACCGTAAGTATTCCAGTGATGATAAGGTGGCCGAGGCTGCCAAGGCTGCTGGATACACAGACATCTACAAGCAGACCCTCATTGGCGTGACCGAAATGGAACGCCTCATGGGCAAGAAGGAATTTGCCCGTATCCTCGGCAAGCTGGTGTATAAGCCTGCAGGCAAGATCACCCTCGTGCCGGACACAGACAAGCGTGAAGCTATCAACACATCAACCGCTGCGGCGGATTTTCAGGAGGAATAATCATGAACAACAATACTACCAAAGTTATCGTACCTTGCCGTTTTTCTTATCTGCACTGCTGGGAGCCTGACTCCGTGAATGGCGGCGATCCTAAGTACAGCGTGTCCGCCATCATCGATAAGAAGGACACCAAGACCATCAATGCCATCAAGGCTGCCATCGAGCAGGCCAAGAAGGACTCCGTTTCCAAGTGGGGCGGTAAGGTTCCTGCCAATTTGAAGCTGCCCCTCAGAGACGGCGACATCGACCGTCCCGACGATGAAGCCTATGCTGGCTGCTACTTCTTCAACGCCAACAGCCGTCAGGCTCCCCAGGTCGTGGATGCCAAGGTTCAGCCTATTCTTGACCAGAACGAGGTATACTCCGGCTGCTACGGTAAGATCAGCGTGACCTTCTACGGCTATAACAGCAATGGCAATCGTGGTATCGCCGCTGGTCTGGGCAACATCCAGAAACTGAAAGATGGCGAGAGCCTGGGCGGTCGCTCCAACGCTGCGGACGACTTCCAGACTGAGGAAGATGAGGACTTCCTCAACTAAGTACCACTGTGGTGGGTGGCGGGAAACCGCCATCCGCCCTTACATATAACGCTATGCGAAAGGAGTGATTGCATGGCCCTGTTGGCTATTGATATTGAAACATATTCTGATGTGGATCTGACCAAGTCCGGCGTTTATGCCTACTGCGACAGTCCGCAGTTTGAAATATTGCTGTTTGCCTACGCCTTTGATGATGAGCCGACTGAAATCATCGACCTTGCCTGTGGGGAGCAGCTTCCCCAGAAGGTGCTGGATGCGTTGGAAGATACCTCTGTGATAAAGACAGCGTTCAATGCCGCATTTGAGCGCACGTGTATTTCCAAGCACCTGGGTAAGAAGCTGTCTCCGGCAGCTTGGCAGTGTACAGCGGTGCAGTCGGCAATGCTGGCTCTGCCCCTCTCCCTGGACGGCGTTGGTGAGGTGCTGGACATCCAGAGAAAGAAGCTGAAGGAAGGTGCAGACCTTGTCCGCTTCTTCTCCATGCCGTGTAAGGCGACCAAGGCCAACGGCGGCAGAACCAGAAACCTCCCGTCTCACGAGCCGGAAAAGTGGGAGAGGTTCAAAGCCTACTGTATCCGAGATGTGGATGCGGAGCGTGAGATCCGCCACAAGCTGCGGAACTACCCGATTTCCGAAAGTGAGATGCGGCTCTACCAGATGGACCAGGAGATCAACGACCGTGGCATTCTGGTCGACCGTGAACTGGTGGCAAACGCAGTCCTCTGCGATACCGAGTACAAGGAAGCCGTCACCGCCAGAGCCTACGAACTGACTGGGCTGGATAACCCCAACTCCCCGGCTCAAATCAAAGGGTGGCTTACTGATCGTGGTGTGGAGGTGGACAGCCTCGATAAAAAGGCTGTCAAATCTATGATTTCCGATGCGGACGGCGAGGTGCTGGAAGTCCTCCAGCTTCGTCTGCTCATGGCAAAAACCTCTGTAAAGAAGTATGAAGCCATAGAGCGTTCCGTGTGCAGTGATGGCAGATGCCACGGTCTGCTCCAGTTTTATGGTGCGAACAGAACGGGGCGTTGGGCTGGGAGGTTGGTGCAGGTGCAGAACCTCCCACAGAACCACATCGTGGATCTGGAACTGGCTCGTAATCTGGTAAAAAATCGGCAATTCGACCTCATTGATTTGCTATATGATTCCACCCCAGGGGTGCTGTCCGAACTCATCCGTACCGCTTTTGTCCCAAGACCAGGAACACGCTTCATCGTGGCGGACTTTGCTGCTATCGAAGCCAGAGTGCTGGCATGGTTCTCTGGAGAGCAATGGCGACTGACCACCTTTGAAGAAGGCGGCGACATCTACTGTGCATCGGCATCGCAGATGTTTGGCGTACCTGTGGTGAAGCACGGTGAGAATGGCCACCTCCGGCAGAAAGGCAAGATTGCCGAACTGGCTCTGGGCTATGGCGGCTCGGTAGGTGCATTGACGTCGATGGGTGCGTTGGACATGGGAATGCAAGAAGAGGAACTCCAGCCGCTGGTCAATCAGTGGAGAGCCTCCAATCCACATATCACAAAGTTCTGGTGGGATGTGGATGCGGCAGCAGTAAAGGCAGTGAAGGAACGCACCAGCGTGACCTATAAGAACCTCTGCTTCTCTTACCGTTCCGGCATCCTGTTCGTGACCCTCCCGTCCGGCAGAAGCCTTTCCTACATTAAGCCTCGTATGACCCAGAACCGTTTCGGCCGTGAGAGCCTTTCCTACGAGGGCGTTGGTGAGAGCAAGAAATGGATGCGTATCGAAACCTACGGCCCGAAGCTGGTGGAGAATATCGTCCAGGCCACGGCAAGGGATCTGCTGGCTATGGCGATGCTCCGGCTCCGGGATGCCGGATTCGATATTGTGATGCACATCCACGATGAAGCTGTTCTGGAAGTGCCGGAGGGTGTTTCCAGTGTAGAAGAAATCTGCCGAATCATGGCGGTGGCTCCAGACTGGGCTTCTGGACTTCCGCTTCGGGCTGATGGATATGAATGCCCATTTTACAAAAAGGACTAAGGAGGTTAACTGCATGGGAATCAGTTATTACAACGGGTCTGGCTACCCGGACCCTACGGCGCACTACGCAGTTCGCCATTTGGAGGAGGAAGAAAAGATGCTCCATATCGTGTACCCCACAGGTCACATGGATATCCGTATGGATAAGTTCTTCCCCACTACTCTGGACAGGGCAAGGAAGCTGTTCCGTCTGATGGCACAGTATTCTTCCAGCGAGGATAAGCATCGGCTGCTGGAGTTCCTCCGCCAGAAGGAACAGAAACTTGGAAACCAGGAAGAATCATATAGCAGGCTGGCGATGGACAGCGAGAAGAAAATGGACATCAACAAATACACTTCATTTGCCCGTAATGCGGCGAATGAGAAGCACCGCACCAGACGGAACATCGAACTGCTCTGCCAGATCTGCCGATTGGAGGTATCGAAATGAAGCTGAAACTCAGTATTGGTAATTCCCGTATGGACAAGAAATGGAATGCTGTGGAGATGGATCTTTCCGAGTTCCGTGACCGCATCTCCCAGACCAAGCGTACCGCCGAAACCGTGGAGCAGTACCGCAAGCTGGGTAAGGCGAAGCAGGATGACATCAAGGATGTGGGCGGCTTCGTTCTGGGTACCCTCAAAGGCGGTCGCCGTAAGAAGGACTGTGTGCTGACTCGCTCTGGTCTATCGCTGGATATGGACTACGCCACCCCAGACATCATTGAACAGATCGAGATGTTCTTTTCCTTCCATTGCCTGTTCTACAGCACCCATAAACACACGCCGGAGAAGCCAAGGCTCCGTCTTATCATCCCTCTGTCCCGTGAGGTGACGCCGGATGAATACTGTGCTGTTTCCAGAAAAGTAGCGGAAGAAATCGGGATTGAACTTTTCGATGATACCACCTATGAACCGAGCAGGCTGATGTACTGGCCCTCTACTTCTTCTGACGGTGAGTTCGTATTCCGAGAAGTGGAAGGAGAGCCTCTGGACCCGGACGAGGTGCTGGCAAAATACACCGACTGGCATAATACCGCCGAATGGCCCGTGTCCAAGCGGCAGCAGAGCGTTGTCCAGCGTGACATTAAGAAACAGGCTGACCCTCTGGAAAAGCCCGGAACGGTGGGAGCGTTCTGCCGTACCTATTCGGTAGCCGATGCCATCGACACCTTTATCCCCGATGTGTATAAGCACAGTGCCATGCTGGGACGTTACGATTATATTCCGGCTGACTCCCAGGCTGGCGTTGTTCTCTATGAGGACAAGTTCGCCTACAGCCACCATGCCACGGACCCTGCCTGTGGCAAGCTGATGAACGCCTTTGATGTAGTCCGTATCCATAAGTTTGGCTCTTTGGATGCCCGTGCGGATGTGGACACCGACCCGGCGAAGCTGCCATCCTTTAAGGCCATGCAGGAATTTGCCATCCAAGATCGGCGGGTAAAAGAGCAGCTGGCCAAGGAGCGGACGGAGGCAGCACAGGAGGAGTTTACCGAGGAAGATGGCGAAAGCTGGCAGACCCTTCTGGAACTGGACAAGCAGGGAAAAGTGAAGGATACTCTGACGAACATTGCCTTGATTCTTCGCTATGACCCGCAGCTGATAAATATCGTATTCAATGAATTTAAAAACATGGTGGATGTGATCGGCCCTCTGCCGTGGCGGCAGGTCAAGCCCGGCTGGGGTGATACGGATCTTTCCTGTGCCAAGCTGTATTTTGAACGAGTCTATGGGATCTGGTCACCGACCAAATTTAAGGATGCCCTGCTGGCCGTGGTATCTGCGGAGAGGCTCTATCACCCCATCAAAGAATACTTTTCTACCCTGCAGTGGGATGGGACGGAACGATTGGATACCCTCCTGATTGATTATCTGGGTGCGGAAGATACACACTACGTCCGTGCCGTCACCCGGAAAACCTTCACTGCTGCGGTGGCCAGAGTCTATGAACCGGGGATCAAGTTCGACTCCATCCTTGTGCTGAACGGCCCGCAGGGAATCGGGAAATCCACTCTTTTTGCCCTATTGGGGAAGGAGTGGTATTCGGACAGCCTCTCCATTTCCGATATGAAAGATAAAACTGCCGCCGAGAAGCTGCAGGGATACTGGATTCTGGAACTGGGAGAGTTGGCCGGGATCAAGAAGGTGGACGTGGAGACCGTGAAATCTTTTGTCACCAGAACCGATGATAAGTTCCGGCAGTCCTATGGTGTGGCTGTGGAGAGCCATCCCAGATCCTGCATCATTGTGGGAAGCACAAACTCCGAGGGTGGTTTCCTTAGAGATATCACCGGGAACCGGCGTTTCTGGCCAGTACACGTGTCAGGGCATGGCAGGTTCCACCCGTGGGAGCTGCAGGAGGTGGATCTGATCTGGGCGGAGGCGCTGGAACGCTACCATAACGGTGAAGAACTGTATCTGAAGGGCCGGGTGGCAGCGGACGCCTATGTGATGCAGCAGGATGCGATGGAGTCCGATGATCGGGAAGGCGTAATCGCAGAGTATCTGGAGACGCTGCTTCCTGCGAACTGGGATCGGATGGATCTGTACCAGCGGAGAAGTTTCCTTGGCGGCAGCGAGTTTGATGGTGCGCCCACGGCGGGAACAGTGCGCCGGGAGAAGGTCTGCATCATGGAGATCTGGTGTGAATGCTTCGGAAAGGAGCGCCAGAACCTGAAACGGACGGACTCCTATGAGGTGGAATCCATCCTGATGAAGATCGGCGGCTGGGAGCCGATACAGGGACTCAAAAGCGGGAAAACCCGCTTCCCCCTCTACGGAACGCAGAAGACGTTCGTGCGGAGTAAGGAACAAGAGGACTGACTTGGGAACGTTCCGTTGTATCCTTGCAGGTTTTTGGAACGGGGAACGGGAACAGGCAAAAAGCCTTGAAATTCAAGCGTTTGGCGATAGCCTGTTCCTATGTTCCTAAGAAAAGTCATCTTGAGGATAAAAGATATAAAAATATATAGAAATAGGCACACGTATATGCGTGTACGCACGTATAGGATTTTTAGCACTGGGAACAGCACAAAGGAACAGAAGGAATTTTCGTGAGGGAAAGTATCGTAGAAAAGAAGTTCGCTGCGGAGGTAAAAAAGCGTGGTGGGCTGGCTGTCAAATTCGTTTCCCCCGGATTCAATGGGGTGCCCGACCGCTTGGTTCTCTTCCCCGGTGGAAGGATGGCTTTTGTGGAGTTGAAAGCACCGGGAGAGACCATGCGGCCTCTGCAGCAGTACCGGGCAAGGCAGCTTGCCGCATTGGGCTTTCGTGTTTACACCGTGGATCATACAGAAATGATTGGAGGGATTTTAGATGAGATACAGACCACATAATTATCAGCAGTACGCAGCGGATTTTATTTTGGATCATCCGGTCTGCTGTCTGATGCTGGATATGGGACTTGGGAAAACGGTGATCACGCTTACGGCCTTATGGGAACTGGCACTTGACCGTTTTGATATTGGGAAGATCTTAGTGATTGCCCCGAAGCGTGTGGCCACGGACACTTGGCCGAAGGAACTGAAAAAATGGGAGCATCTGACAGGGCTTACCGCCTCACTGGTGGTTGGGAGTCAGAAACAGCGGGAGGAGGCATTTGATCGTCCGGCGTTTTTATATATCATCAACCGAGAGAATGTCAGCTGGCTGGTGCAGAACCATTGTTGGGATTTTGACACCGTGGTGATTGATGAACTTTCCAGTTTTAAATCCAATCAGGCACAGAGGTTCAAAGCTATGAAAAAGGTACGGCCGCTGGTGAACCGGGTGATCGGTCTAACTGGTACACCGGCTCCCAACTCCCTTCTGGATCTCTGGCCTCAGATGTATCTTCTGGATATGGGACAGCGGCTGGGACGGTTTATCACCGGGTACCGGGAGCGGTTCTTTACACCGGATAAACGGAACCGGGAGATTATTTACAGTTACAAACCCCGTGAGGGAGCAGAAAAGGCAATCTACTCACTGATTTCGGATATCTGCATTTCCATGAAGGCCGTGGACTATCTGGATATGCCGGAATGTATTTATAACCGTGTGGAAGTGGAGATGAGCCGGAAAGAGAGAAGCATCTATGAGGATTTCTGCCGGGATATGGTCGTGCAGATCGGAGAGGAAGAACTGGATGCGGTCAGCGCAGGCGCTCTTTCCAATAAACTTCTGCAGATGGCGAACGGCGCTGTGTATAACGGTGACCGGAAAGTCATCCCCATCCATGACCGGAAGTTGGACGCTCTGGAGGATCTGGTGGAAGCGGCCAATGGGAAACCGCTTCTGGTAGCTTACTGGTACAAGCATGATCTTTCCCGGATTCAGGAGAGATTCCCACAGGCCCGGCGCATTGACACCTCGGAGGATATCACAGATTGGAACAATGGGAAGATCCCGTTGGCCCTGATTCATCCGGCCTCTGCCGGACATGGGTTAAATCTGCAGGAGGGTGGCTGCACGATTGTCTGGTTTGGCCTCACATGGTCACTGGAATTGTACCAGCAGCTGAATGCCAGACTGTGGAGACAGGGACAGAAACACACCGTGGTGATCCACCACATCATTACCAAAGATACCCATGACGAGGATGTGATGAAGGCTTTGGAAAAGAAAGATATGCGGCAGTCCAGTCTGATTGAAGCTGTCCGTGCAAGGATTGGAGGGTAAGTGATGAGTGAAAGGATCGAAAAATTAATCCGAGATTATCCTAAACTGAAAAGACAGCAGCGTTGCCTATATTACCAGCTGGTAGATTTTCATGGAATCTCGGAACAGGAAACCATTGATACCATGTATTTTTCACAGCCGGAGGGAGAGCGGGTACAGACCAGCGGAACTTCCAATAAGACGGCGAGTATTGCCCTTAATTTCCGGGAACGCATGGAACGGATCAATGATGAGTGGTATGAACATCTCGAAAAGGAATATCTGGAATTGACAGAACAATTACGTTTCTTTGAAAGTGCGGTTCGCTCTGTCTCTGGAATAACAGGAGAGGTATTGGCGGATCTTGTCTTTGAGCAGCTGACATGGGATCAGGTGGCAGAGAAGCATTATATCAGCCGCAGATCTGTTGGGAATTACCGGAGAAAGGCGATTGCAGAGATGGAGAAACTGTATCAGCACTATGAAGATGAGATTGTAGATTATATGCTTAGCTGAAAGGAGCAGAAAATGTGTAGACGTGGAGATGTTTATTATGTCGATTTTGGCCATAACATAGAATCCTGTAAACAAAGCGGTATCCGTCCGGCTGTGATCGTAAGCAATAACCGAGCAAATTTTTATTCCCCGGTTATTACAGTTGTTCCGTTGACTTCCCGGATTCATAAAAAAAGGTCGCTCCCCACCCATGTATATATTCCACGGGGCTGTGGGACAGGCTTACCAAAAAGCAGTATGGCTCTTGTGGAACAGGTGGGGACGATTGATAAAAAATATTTGTTGGAAAAGAAAGGGACTGTGGCGGATATCGCTGTTATGGAAAAGATAACGAAGGCGCTTCAGATCCAGATCGGAGCAGTGGAGCGGTACAATGATAGCCGGTAAGAAAATTTGCACTACCCTTGCACTGACATTCCTATTTCATTGTGCTATCATTAGAATTGCCAAAATAAAACGAGGGCTTGGAGCGAAAACTTCAGGCCCTTTTTTCGTGGCCGGACGGGGCTTTATCCTTTCACCCGTCTGTACATAGAAGGGAGTGGAAGCGTATGGATACAGAGAAGATGCGGGCGGCACTGGCATATCTGAAGAAAAAGAAACCGGAACTGACCGTGCAGCAGTACTGCACAATCAAGGGGCAGATCCTTGCCGGTGATGAAGACGGTGCGATTCGTGGCATTGACCGGGTGGTGGAACGGAACCGGAGAGGACGTGGGTACCATGCCACGTAGGCCGAACACCCCGTGCAAGCATCCGGGCTGTGGCAGGCTGGTTCCCTACGGTACCATGTACTGTGAGGAACACAAACCCCTGCACCAACACGACAGGAAGACCACAGCTGAGAAAGGATACGGGAGCCGCTGGCAGAAGGCACGGGCTGTTTACCTGCAGTCCCATCCCCTTTGTGTGAGATGCCTTGCCAAAGGACGTTATGTGAAGGCAACAGTTGTAGATCATATCATCCCCCACCGAGGGGATCGGAAATTATTCTGGGATCGGGACAATTGGCAGGCTCTTTGCAAATCCTGCCACGATTCCAAAACCATGACAGAGGACAGATACGAGGAATTCCGCTACCCCAAGGGGCGGTCGAAATCTCTGTGAGTAGCCCCTCAAAAGACCGGCGCCCCCTCAAACGTGAATTTCTGCGAAATTAAAGAGGGGGGATACCTGCCGGGGCGAAGAGAATACGAAAGATTTTTGATAGGCGGCGAGAAAATATGCGTATTTTCTGCATCTGAGCTGCCTGTCAAACAAAATATCATTTGCCAAAAAGTTAAATTTCAGGCTGGGAAACTTATCCGCAAAGGTGGGTTTTCCGGCTTTTTCTTTTGAAACCATTTAGCGAAAGGATGTGAAGCAATGACCGATTTTCAGGCAAAACAGATACGGGAATTACGGCTCCGGGGCGCTGGGTATAAATCCATTGCTTCTGCTGTCGGACTTTCCAGAGATACCGTCCGGAACTATTGTAAAAGTCACGGGCTGGACGGATACGCCGCTGCACTTGTTTTGAATGTGAAAGAACAGATGGAAAGTGGAACGGCGTGTCTTTGCTGCGGCAAGGAACTGATCCAGCCTTCCACTGGAAGGAAACGGAAGTTCTGCTCAGACAAATGCAGGCGCAGGTGGTGGGCCGCCCACCCGGAAGCTATCAAGCGGAAAGAGACTGCTTTTTATGAAGCCACCTGCGCTTATTGTGGGAAAACATTCCGTTCATATGGAAATAAAAATCGGCGTTACTGTTCCCATGATTGTTATGTGAGGGATCGGTTCTGGCGAAAAGAAGAAGGGCGGGAGCCTTATATCAGCCCCGCAAATCGCAAGGAGGTACAGGCATGAGTGCAATGGAATGGAAAATCCTACCCGTGGATGCATTGCGTCCGGCGGCATACAATCCCCGGAAAAAACTGAAAGCTGGGGATAAGGAATATGAGAAGATTAAAAACTCCATTTTGGAGTTTGGTTATGTGGAGCCGATCATTGTTAATTATGATATGACCGTCATCGGAGGGCACCAGCGTCTGACGGTGTTGAAAGACCTAGGATATACAGAAGTTCAGTGCGTTGTGGTTCATATTGAGGATGAGCATAAGGTGAAGGCTCTGAATATCGCTCTGAACAAGATCACGGGCGCATGGAATGAACAGCTGTTGGCTGACCTGCTGGTAGATCTTCAGAGCGTGGACTTCAATACTGACCTGACGGGCTTTGAGGCACCGGAGATCGAGCAGCTGTTTTCCAAAGTCCATAACAAAGACATCAAGGAAGATGACTTCGATGTGGAGGAAGAATTAAAAAATCCGCCGATCTCCCGGAAAGGTGATATTTGGCTCTTAGGCAGACATCGAGTGATCTGTGGAGACTCTACACTTCCGGAGACATACACAAAACTTATGGAAGGCCGGAGGGCCAATCTGGTTCTGACCGATCCTCCCTATAACGTGAATGTGGAAGAGACGGCTGGGAAGATCCAGAACGACAACATGCCGGATGAGGATTTTTATAAATTTCTGTTCGCAGCTTTTACCAATATGGAACAGAACATGGAGAACGATGCGTCCATCTATGTGTTCCATGCGGATTCCAAAGGACTGATCTTCCGGCAGGCTTTTCACGATGCCGGTTTTTATCTATCCGGCTGCTGTATCTGGAAGAAGAATGCGCTGGTGTTGGGGCGCTCCCCGTACCAGTGGCAGCACGAACCGTGCCTGTTTGGCTGGAAGGTTGGTGGGAAGCATCAGTGGTATTCTGACCGGAAGCAGACTACTATCTGGGAATATGACCGGCCGAAGTCCAGCAAGGATCATCCGACCATGAAGCCAGTGGCGCTGATGGCCTATCCGATCCAGAATTCCTGTATGAGCAACTGTATCGTTTTAGATCCTTTCCTCGGATCAGGCTCTACCCTGATTGCCTGTGAGGAAACCGGTCGGATCTGCTATGGGGTGGAACTGGACGAGAAATTCTGTGATGTGATTGTGAAACGATATGTAGAGAAAACGGAGTCCGGCGATCAGGTATTTGTTCTTCGGGATGGTGAGAAGATCCCCTATGCACAGATTTCTCAGGAGGAGGAAGAAATCCCTCGGTTTTAATATCTTCGCAAAATGGAAAATAGGACTTGCTATTTTTGCCTTTTAGAGTGATTAATGTACTACCAAAACAAAGGAGGCAAAATCAATGAGGATTGAAACCAAAACTGACAACCGCAGAAAGATGGTACAGGACATTGCGGAATATATCGGAGAAGAACTGCGCTATGTGGGGCCGCCCACCTTTTCCTACACAGTGGGCTGCCTTACCATTGACAGGGACGGCGTGATCACAAGCGAGACAGAGGAAGGAGAAGATCTCCTGACACAGTTTTTGCAGGAGAAAGGCTATCTGGAAGCCCCGGTGGATGAAGTGAAAATTGAGATCCCGGCAGATACCGGAGATGGAAAATTTTTGAAAAACTTACTTGCCATGATCCATGCACGTGCTTACCTGCTCAACCGGATCACAAGGTATGAGACCTTTGCGGTTGGAGATTCCCTGTTGGAAAAGCTGGAGCAGCTTTCGGAAGAGAATATTTGGGAGAACTTTCAGACCCTTCTGTCAGCGGATACGGCGGTCCTGAAGGGGCTTTCGGTGGAAGAAGGCAAAGTGACCTTTACTTTCCCCCTTTCGCCTGACAGTGCGAAAAATAAAGCATATTCCGAATTGGCGGCAAAGATCGTCACAAAAGCGAAGGAAGCCAAGAGAGTCAGCGCCACTCCGGTGGTGGAAGAAAATGAAAAATATTATCTTCGTATCTGGCTGGTGCAGCTTGGCATGGCCGGTGCGGCAAATAAGGAGTCGAGGAAGGCTCTGCTGGATGGTCTGAAAGGCCATACGGCTTTCCGGACTAAAGAAGAAGCAGAGAAGTTCAGTATTGCCCAGAAGGAAAAACGTGCGGCTGTGAAAGCCGCCCAGATGGCTGAACAGGAAAGTGAGGCCGTTTGATATGGAAGAAGATATCATCGATCAGCTGTATTTTGGAAAGATTGTCCCGTGGGAAAAGCAGGTGGAGAAATCACCGGAGATTAAACAGTACGGCAATCAGGTGTGTGAAGATATTGAGTATCTGCGGAAGCTACTGGATGAGAATGGCAGAAAAGTTCTGGAGCGTCTCTTGGATAATGGTTCTGAGATAGAGCGCTTTCAGATAAAAGAAAGTTTCAAAGATGGATTTCGCCTTGGGATGCAGCTTACAGCAGCCGGATTGCATAACCAAAAGCAACTATAAAACACACAAATTTCTTCGCTGAAGATTGTGCAATATATGCCTCGGAATTGACTTGCTATTATCGGCCTTCAGAGCGAATATGTGTACTACCAAAAGGGAAAACACACAAAACGAAATGGAGGATTTTATAATGAATGAGAAAGTTGCAAGGCAGATTGAGGAAATGAAGAAACAGACCATCGGGGTTGAGGTGGAAATGAACAACATTACCAGAGAGAAAGCTGCGAGAGTGGCAGCCAGATACTTTGGAACCCATCGTTATGAGAACACTGCAGACCGCAACGGATACAGCACATGGTCAGCATGGGATGCACAGGGCCGGGAATGGAAATTCCAGAAGGATGTCAGCATTGCAGGACCGAACAGCGAAAAATGCGAAATGGTTACTCCGATTTTGACCTACTCGGATATAGAAACTTTACAGGAACTGATCCGGCAGCTGCGCCACGCAGGCGCAAAGAGCGATGCCACCAGAGGCTGCGGTGTTCACATCCATATCGGAGCCAAAGGCCATACGCCGCAGACGCTCCGTAACCTGGCAAACATCATGGCCAGCCACGAAAGCCTGATTGCAGATGCTTTGAATCTTGATCATGGCAGGATGAGACGCTACTGCCGGACAGTTGATCCCCGGTTTCTGGAACAGGTCAACCGCAGAAAGCCAACTACGATGACACAGCTTGCCGATATTTGGTACAGTAGCCACGATGCAAACTGCGGCAGGAGTCACCACTACAATGACAGCCGTTACCATATGCTGAACTACCATGCAACATTTACAAAAGGGACGGTCGAATTTCGGCTTTTCCAGTTCGATGAGCCCACAGGAGAGCGCAGGGGCGGGCTTCACGCAGGACAGCTTAAGAGTTATATTCAGCTTTGCCTTGCACTGAGCCAGATGGCAAAAACGGTAAAAACAGCCAGCCCGAAGCCACAGCAGAATGAGAATCCAAAATACGCCATGCGCACCTGGCTCCTCCGGCTCGGTTTTATCGGGGATGAATTCAAAACCGCTAGGGAGATCCTGACGAAGAGACTGGCAGGAGATACAGCCTTTAGACACGGACGGGAAGTAGCTTGAAGGAATTAGCCTCCTGCCACCTTATGAACCGCTTCAGCGGTCTTAAGGTGGTAGAAGGGTAATCCCTTCGGAAAGGATGGATACCAAAATGAAAAAAAGATACTATATTGCTTATGGCAGCAACTTAAACATTCGGCAGATGAGGATGCGATGTCCTTCCGCACGGATCATCGGGACTTCTGAGATCCCGGATTATGAATTGCTTTTTAAAGGAAGCAAGACCGGCTCTTACCTGACGATTGAGCCAAAGAAAGGCAGCCGGGTTCCGGTTGCAGCGTGGGAAGTAAGTGCCGAGGATGAGCAGGCGCTGGATCGCTATGAGGGATTTCCCACTTTTTATTACAAGAAAGAAATGCTCCTTCCGATCAAGGGAATCCGAAGCGGAAAAATCCGGCGGCGGGATACATTCGTGTACATCATGCACGAGGACAGACCCTTTGGGGTACCGAGCAATTTTTATATGCAAACGTGTCTAAGTGGATATAAAAGTTTCCGGTTCGATCCTCAATTCCTGAAAGATGCCTATATGAGAAGCCGTGAGGTGGAAGGATGATCGGATCAAAAAGATGGACAAAGCATAGTTGGTGCAGAGGCCGGGGGTCTTATAGTCTGCGTGGAGAATTAAAATTTTCGATCAAGAAAAATAAGAGATATTTTAACCGGCAGGTGCGCCGTTACACGAAAGACCTTCCGAATGGGAAAGCCTATCGGAAACTGGCTGGAGAAAAAGTATGGGATTATGTCGTGTAACAGGAGGAGAAGGGGTCATGAAAGAAACAAACGTTACTCAGATTAAAATTTGCCCACGATGCGGAAAGGTCTACCACGAGCCTCCTGCTCTTTCCAGAATAGATAATCAAACACTGATCTGCCCAGACTGTGGGACCAGAGAGGCGTTGGAGAGCATTGATGTGGATCGTCAGGAACAGGAAGAGATTCTAGCGATTATTCATCGGCAAAGGAGAGAAATTAACGATTGAATTTTGCTAAATATATTAAATTGAATGGGAGCCGCAAGGCTCCTATTTTTGTGCCGTGAATTGGAGGTGGGAGCGATGGCGCAGAGAGGCAGGAAGCCGAAGCCGACAGCACTAAAGATGCTGGAGGGGAATCCGGGCGGACGGCCGTTAAATACAAAAGAACCAAGGCCAGAGAAGAAGGCTCCACGCTGCCCTTCCTGGCTGGAAGATGAGGCGAAAAAAGAGTGGAAGCGTATGGCGAAAGTGCTGGAGAACATGGGGCTTCTGACAGAAATGGATATGGCGGCTTTTGCCGGGTACTGTCAGGCATATGCCCGTTGGAAGGAAGCAGAGGAATTCCTGACGCAGCACGGCTCTATGGTGCGGACGCCAAATGGTTATTTGCAGCAGGTGCCGCAGGTATCCATCGCCCAGACTAATATGAAGATTATGCTGAAATTTTGTGAGCAGTTCGGTCTGACGCCATCGGCCAGGACCAGGATTGTTGGCGGAGAGAACAGCGATGAGGAAGATGAAATGGAGAAACTGTTGGAAGGAGGCGGATGTTGATGGATTTTCAATACACACCTTCTCCCTTCAGGCTCTCTACTTCCCATTATGATGCGAAGCGGGCGGATCATGCGGTTGCCTTTATCCAGAACCTGAAACATACAAAAGGGAAATGGGATGGGAAACCATTTCTTCTGCTCCCGTGGCAGGAGCAGATTGTCCGGGATCTTTTTGGAATCGTAAAAGCCGATGGAAAGCGTCAATTTCGGAGTGCTTATATAGAGATACCAAAGAAGAACGGGAAGTCAGAACTGGCAGCGGCCATCGCACTGTATCTTCTCTATGGGGATGGAGAGGCAAGTGCAGAGGTATATGGCTGCGCCAATGACCGGAGTCAGGCGTCCATCGTTTTTGATGTGGCGAAGCGGATGGTGGAAAAATGTCCGGCGCTTTTAAAGCGGTCGAAGATTGCAGCGGCCACGAAGCGGATCGTCAATTACCGGAACGCCGGGTTCTATCAGGTGCTGTCCGCTGAAACAGGAACAAAACATGGCCTGAATATTTCCGGACTGGTTTTTGATGAGATCCATGCCCAGCCGAACCGGAAACTTTATGACGTTATGACCAAAGGCTCCGGTGACGCCCGTGAGCAGCCGCTGTTTTTTATCATTACCACGGCCGGGACGGATAAGGAAAGTATCTGTTATGAACTGCATACCAAGGCGCTGGATATCATGAACGGTCGGAAAGCAGACCACTCCTTTTATCCAGTGATCTATGGGCTGAGTGACGAGGATGACTGGAACGATGAGAAGAACTGGTATAAGGCGAACCCATCTCTGGGATACACCATCAGCATCGACCGTGTCCGGGACGCTTACCGGGAGGCTCTGGATAACCCAGCAGAGGAAAATGTATTTAAGCAGCTTCGCCTGAATATTTGGACAAACTCAGCGGTGGTGTGGATACCGGAGCATATCTACGACCGGGGTAATCAGAAGATTGATTACGCTTCACTCTTGGGACGGGACTGCTTTGCGGGGCTTGACCTTTCTTCCACCTCAGATATTACAGCGTTGGTGCTGGTCTTTCCTCCGAGGACGGAAGAGGAGAAATATATTGTCCTGCCTTTCTTCTGGTTGCCGGAGGAAACATTGGAACTGCGCTGCCGCCGGGATCATGTCCTCTATGATGTGTGGGAGCGGCAGGGGTACATCCTCACCACGGAAGGGAACGTGATCCATTACGGATTTATTGAACGGTTCATCGAGCAGCTGGGGGAGAAGTATCACATCATTGAAATTGCTTATGACCGATGGAATGCTACACAGATGGTGCAGAACTTAGAAGATATGGGATTTACCATGGTTCCCTTTGGACAGGGATTTAAAGATATGTCCCCACCATCAAAAGAACTGTACAAGCTGCTGATGGAAGGGAATATTATCCACGGCGGTAATCCGGTTCTCAAATGGATGGCCCAGAATGTGGTGATGCGGCAGGATCCGGCGGGCAATATTAAGCCGGATAAAGAAAAATCTGTGGAAAAAATCGATGGGATAGTGGCATTAATTATGGGACTGGATCGCTGTATTCGTAGTTCACCGCCAAGCAGTGTTTATGATACAAGAGGCATTCTCTTTATTTAGAAAGGGGTATGAGTGTTATGGGAATCTTATCAAGTTTATTCCGGTCAAGGGATAAGCCGTCTGACCGGACATCCGGCAGCAGTTATAGTTTCTTTATGGGAGGAAGTACATCCGGAAAGCGGGTGAATGAGCGGACGGCCATGCAGATGACGGCGGTGTATTCCTGTGTAAGGATCCTGTCGGAGGCGGTGGCCAGTCTGCCCCTGCAATTTTACCGGTATACGGATGATGGCGGGAAAGAGAAGGCGGTAAATCATCCCCTCTATTTCCTGCTTCATGACGAGCCGAACCCGGAGATGACGTCTTTCGTATTCCGGGAGACACTGATGACGCATCTGCTTTTATGGGGCAATGCCTATGCCCAGATTATCCGGAACGGGAGGGGCGAGGTAATCGCCTTATATCCTTTAATGGCAGACCGGATGTATGTGGATCGGGACGATAAAGGGCAGCTGTATTATGAGTACACGTTGAGTTCTGATGACGCACCGACCATGAAAGGTTCTGTTGTGCGGCTTTCTCCTTATGAGGTGCTGCATATTCCGGGGCTGGGTTTTGACGGATTGGTGGGATATTCGCCGATCGCTATGGCAAAGAATGCGATCGGCATGGCCATGGCCTGTGAAGAATATGGGGCGAAATTTTTTGCCAATGGTGCTGCACCATCCGGGGTGTTGGAACATCCTGGAACCATTAAGGATCCCAGCCGGGTGCGGGAAAGCTGGCAGAGGACATTTGGGGGCTCCGGTAACGCCAATAAGGTGGCGGTATTGGAAGAAGGAATGAAATATACTCCGATCTCCATTTCGCCGGAGCAGGCACAGTTTTTGGAAACAAGAAAGTTTCAGCTGGATGAAATTGCCCGGATCTTCCGGGTGCCGCCCCACATGATTGGGGATCTGGAAAAATCCTCATTTAATAATATCGAGCAGCAGTCTATGGAATTTGTGAAATATACACTGGATCCCTGGGTGTCCCGGTGGGAACAGTCCATGGTGCGGTCTTTACTTTCCAGGGAAGAAAAAAAGCAGTATTTTATCAAGTTCAACGTGGACGGCCTGCTGCGTGGGGATTATCAGAGCCGGATGAACGGATATGCCACGGCAAGACAGAATGGATGGATGAGTGCCAATGACATCCGGGAATTGGAAAATCTGGACCGGATTCCGGCGGAGCAAGGAGGAGATTTGTATTTAATTAATGGAAATATGACAAAGTTGGAGGACGCTGGTCTGTTTGCAGCGGCTCCGGCAGGAAAGGAGGATCCGTCCAATGAAAAAGTTTTGGAAGTGGAAGAATCAGGCGGGAACACAGGAACGGACGCTGTTTCTGAACGGAACCATTGCGGAAGAGAGCTGGTATGACGATGAAGTCACACCGGCTCTTTTTAAAGAGGAGTTGATGGCAGGAAATGGAGATATTACGGTCTGGATCAACAGCCCCGGTGGTGACTGTGTGGCCGCAGCGCAGATCTATAACATGCTGATGGATTATCCCGGAAATGTGACCGTTAAAATCGATGGGATCGCGGCCAGTGCCGCTTCGGTGATTGCCATGGCAGGCACAAAAGTGCTGATCTCCCCGGTAGGCATGCTGATGATCCATAATCCGGCAACCCTTGCATGGGGAGATTCCGGGGAAATGCAAAAAGCCATTGAGATGCTGGGAAGTGTGAAGGATTCCATTATCAACGCTTATGAAATCAAGACCGGCCTGTCCCGTACAAAGTTATCCCACATGATGGATGCGGAGACCTGGATGGACGCCGGAAAAGCGGTGGAACTTGGTTTTGCCGATGGGATTCTTGCCAGGGCAGAACTGACGGAGGATGTGGAACCGATCACAATGTCCATGCTGTATTCCAAAGCTGCCGTAGTCAATTCCCTGATGGATAAGATTGCGGCGAAATGCATGACAAAACAGAAAACCGAACCTGCAGGCCGCAGCGTAGACAGTCTCTACGAGCGGCTTAATTTATTGAAAAATTAGGAGGACATGACGATGACGATTTTAGAATTGAGAGAAAAGAGGGCGAAGGCATGGGAGGCAGCGAAGGCTTTCCTGGATTCCCACAGGAATGAAAAAGGTGTGCTGTCTGCTGAGGATGACGCTGCCTACACCCGTATGGAACAGGAGATCACAGATCTGGGGAAAGAAATCGCCAGGCTGGAGCGGCAGGAAGCCTTTGAACGGGAACTGTCCCAGCCGGTGAATCAGCCCCTGACCGGACGTCCGGCATCCGGCGGCGCGGGAAAGGAAAAGACCGGGCGTGCTTCGGAGGAATACAAGGCCAATTTCTGGAATGCCATGCGCTCTAAGGTGCCGCTTCCCAGTGTGGTCAATGCTTTGGAGGAAGGGACGGATTCCGAGGGTGGTTATCTGGTGCCGGATGAGTATGAGCGTACCCTGGTGGAAGCCCTGGAAGAGGAAAACGTGTTCCGCCAGATGGCTAAAGTGATCCGCACTTCCAGCGGGGATCGGAAGATCCCGGTAGTGGCAACGAAGGGAACAGCGTCCTGGATCGATGAGGAAGGGGCGTATACGGAGAGCGATGATTCCTTTGGGCAAGTATCTATCGGTGCCTACAAGGTGGGTACCATGATCAAGGTATCTGAGGAACTTCTCAATGACAGCGTCTTTGACCTGGAATCTTATATCGCGAAGGAATTTGCCCGCCGGATCGGGGCGAAAGAGGAAGAGGCGTTTTTTACCGGAGACGGTTCCGGGAAGCCTTTGGGTGTCCTTGCAGCTACCGGTGGTGCCGAGACCGGGGTGACCGCCGCATCTTCTACGGCGGTGACAGCAGATGAACTGATGGATCTGTTCTATTCCCTGAAATCTCCGTATCGGAAGAAGGCAGTGTGGGTGTTGAACGATTCTACGATCAAGGCCGTTCGGAAACTGAAGGATTCTACCGGACAGTATCTGTGGCAGCCTTCCCTTGTGGCCGGAACGCCGGATACCCTCCTTGGCAGGCCGGTGAAGACCTCCGCCTACATGCCGGTGATTGCGGCGGGGGCAAAGACCATTGCCTTCGGTGATTTCAGCTATTACTGGATTGCGGACCGGCAGGGACGCTCCTTTAAGCGCTTGAATGAATTGTACGCCGCCAACGGTCAGGTAGGCTTTCTTGGATCCCAGAGGGTGGACGGTAAGCTGGTGCTTTCCGAGGCCGTGAAGGTGCTGGCGCAGAAAGCTGGTTCCTGATGGATTGATGTGAGAAAAGGACGGCATCCCCTTGTGTGGGGATGCTGCTGGTAAGGAAGGAGGGCAGGAAGGATGCTGGTGACGCTGGAAGAAATGAAAAATTACCTCCGGGTGGATGACAATGAAGACGATGGGCTGATCACTACGCTTTTGGCGTCAGCGGAACGGATGTGTATGGATATCCTGCGGATCGATGAAGAAAGCGGTCTGCAGGAAGTGGAGAATGGGAAACCGGCGGTGATGTATACGGTGGCTTATCTGTATGAACACCGGGAGGAAGCTGACCACCATGCCCTGGTCCTGACACTGCGCTCCCTGCTCTTTGGAAGCCGGAAGGAGGCGTTCTGATGGAGATTTCCCTTCTGAATGTAAAAGTGACCTTCCAGAAAAACTCCGTAGTTGCGGACAATATTGGAAACCGTAGGAATGTCTGGGAGGATTATCATACCTGCCATGCCACGGTCAGTGGTGAGGGCGGGAATGAAAAGGCTGCCGCCGGATTAACGGTTGTGGATTCTGACATTGCTTTTACCATCCGTTTTTGTAAACGGGCGGCGGAGGTAACGGCGGACGGTTTCCGTATCCTGTTTGGCGGGGAGATCTACAATATCGTGGCCGTGGATCACATGAACTATAGGAGGAAAGCGCTGAAGTTCCGGTGTGAGAAAGCGAGGCGGTAAACATGGGACAGAATGTACAGATCGGGGACCTGGCAGACGCCATTATGGAGACTTTGGAGGAATATGCGGATCTGGCTGCAGATAATGTGAAACAGGCAGTAAAAGACGCCGGGGAGACAATAAAGAAAGAGATCTGTGCCAATGCTCCGAAGGATACCGGGGATTATGCGAAAAGCTGGGCGGTGAAGAAATCTAAAGAGACTTCCAACAGTATAACGATGACGGTCTATTCCCGGAATCGTTACTACCTGGCCCATTTGCTGGAATTTGGCCATGCTAAACGAAATGGAGGCCGGGTCGCTGGAAAGAGTCATATTGCTCCGGCAGAAGAAAAGGGAATCCAACAGTTGGAAGAAGAGATTGAAAGGAGTCTTAGGAATGGATAGGTTGCTATCAATTTTAAACGATATAGGGGTTCCTTATGCTTATGACCATTTTGCAGAAGGGGAAGCACCGGATCCGCCTTTCCTCTGTTATCTGCTTCCGGGGAGCGATAACTTTTCCGCAGACGGGAAGGTGTACCGAAAGTTTACGGAAGTTCGGCTGGAACTGTATACGGATTTTAAAGACTCTGAAGCGGAGCAGAACGTGGAAGATGTTCTGGACGCAGCGGGGATTTTTTATAACAAGTCGGAAACCTGGATTGACAGCGAGAAGCTGTATGAAGTTCTGTATGCTTTTGAAATGCCGACAGACGGAGATAGTGCTGGGAAAACCGGGAATGAAATGAAGGAGGCTGAAAATGTCTACGAAGAAAAATAAAGTCAAATTTAATATCTGCAACGTGCATTACGCACTGATTACGGTGGACGATGACGGGGAGGTGACCTTTGGGACACCTGTGGCTATGCCGGGTGCGGTATCTTTGTCCTTGGAACCCAACGGCGAGCCGTCCAATTTTTACGCGGATGGGTATGCCTATTATACGATCTCCAACAACATGGGCTATGAGGGAGATTTGGAACTGGCCATGGTGCCGGAGAGCTTCCGTACCGATGTGCTGAAGGAGTCTCTGGATGACAACAGTGTGCTGGTGGAGAGCGCCAATGTGGAGACGGCGAACTTCGCCCTGCTCTTTGAATTTGACGGGGATGTGAAGAAGATTCGCCATGTGCTTTACAACTGTTCGGCAGCAAGGCCGAACATCGAGTCCACCACCAATGAAGAGGAGATCGAGGTACAGACGGAAACGCTGGCCATCACGGCGGCTCCTCTGGCTAACGGCTATGTGAAGGCACGTACCGGGGACAGCACCACGGATACGGTCTACACCGGCTGGTATACATCTGTGTATATGCCGACGGTGACAGATCCGGAGACATCCGGGGTACAGCAGTCCAGCCTGCGGGAAATGGAAGAGGATGAAATCGGAGGGGAGACATTATGAGTATGAAGAAAAATATCACGATTGATGGTCAGGAGGTCGCTTTTAAGGCCTCCGCCGCCATCCCCCGGATTTACCGGATGCGGTTCCACCGGGATATCTACAAAGACCTGCGGGATCTGGAAAAAGGGATCGACAAGAATGACCCGGAGAATTCCAATCTGGATCTGTTCTCTTTGGAAATGTTTGAGAATATCGCCTATGTGATGGCGAAGCATGCCGACCCTTCCATCCCGGATACGCCGGAGGAATGGCTGGACAGCTTTAACACTTTCTCCATCTATCAGGTGCTGCCTCAGATCATAGAGCTTTGGGGGTTGAATACACAGACAGATGTGCAGGCTAAAAAAAACTTCGCCCGACTGACCGGGAAATGACAACGCCCCTGTTCCTCCTGCGGTGCGTGCAGCTGGGGCTGTCCATCCGGGATCTGGATCTTTTGACTATCGGGATGGTGAACGATATGTATGTGGAGAGCCGGAATGACGAGCATAAATATGCGGTGGTGGCAACGCAGGAGGATTTCGATAGATTTTGAGCCATTGAATGATCAGTCTTTTCTTGGTATAATCTTAGCTGGGAAAAGGCTGATTTTTCAGAGAAAAGACAGATGGTAGGGAGAAAAAGATGGAAAAAATAGAGGCTATTGAACTTTCTGCTTTAAAGTTATTGCAGCAAAATCTTTCGGATGCCAAGACAATAATTAATGAGGAATACCCATTTCAGAAGATTACTGCACAAGGAAGAAATTATTCGGATAAAGAAAAGATGGAACAATTTATAAGGGACGGCTTCATTGACAGGTATAGCGGGAAAAAGCTGGTAAATCCTGGTATATTGAAAGTTCTATCTCACTATATGCCTGAGACATTTCCATATCATTCACATTGGAAAATGGAGGAATGTCATAATGCTTATTGGGAATTTGTACCCACAGTGGATCATATTTATCCGGTAGCGCTCGGCGGAGCGGATTCAATGGAAAATTGGGCGACGACATCCATGCTTCATAACTCGATTAAAAGCAACTGGACTCTGGAACAGCTGGAATGGAAACTTTATGACGCCGGAGATTATTCACAGTATGATGGATTGACGGGATTGTTTATTAAGCTGATTCAAGCCGATGAAGAGTTATTAAGGGATTCATATATCAAGCGGTGGTATAAATTATCGGTAGATTGTGATAAGGCATAGCAAAAATTAAATTTATGATCGGTTAATATGAATCGAAAAATATATGCAGCATCGATTGGAGAAATCTGATTGGTGCTTTTTATGCTCGGAGAAGATCCGGGCATTTTTTATGTTCATTTTCAGGAGGTGGTGACACATGGCGGGCCGGATCAAGGGCATTACGGTAGAGATCGGCGGCGATACCAGCGGGCTGGAAAAGTCGCTGAGCGCGGTGAACAATTCCATAAAGAAGACCCAGAGCCAGCTTCGGGATGTGAATAACCTTCTGAAACTGGATCCGTCCAATACCATCCTTCTGGCGCAGAAGCAGGAGCTTCTGCAATCTGCGATTGGAGATACGGAAAAGAAGCTGGAAGCCTTGGAACAGGCCCAGGAAGATGTGGCGAAAGCTTTTGAGCGGGGCAACTTAGGGAAAGACCAGTACATGGCATTCCAACGGGAGGTTGAGGAAACCCGTGGTGCGCTGAACCGGTATAAGGCAGATCTTTCCGGCCTGCAGTCAGAGCAGGAGCGGCTGGCTTCTAATACGGAACGTCTGAATAAGCTGTTTGCGGCGACTGGATCCAGTGTGGATGATTACGTAGACGTGCTGGGGAGCCGTTTGGTGACGGCGATCCGGAACGGGACGGCTTCTTCTGACCAGCTGAAAACCGCTGTGGAGAGGATTGGGAAAGCGGTCACTGGCGGGAAGGCGGATATCAAACAGCTGACCGCCGCCCTGGACACGGTGGATGACGGGCAGGCCGTGCGAAACCTGATCAACGATCTGAATGATGTGGGTGACGCGGCCCAGGACGCTGCGGATGACATCGAGGAGATTGCCCAAGCCACCAAGGGTGCGGTCCTGATGGAAGCTGCCGACCAATTATCCGTGGTTGGGGATAAGATCCAGGATGTGGGCGATAAGGCAGTATCCGCTTATGCGGAGACAGAGACGGCGGTTTCCAAAGTGAACGCCTACTTCGGGGAGACCGGGGAGGCGGCGGAAGCCAGCGCGGAGATTGTAAAAAATGTGTATGGATCCGGTGTGGGCCAGAGCATGGACGCCGTGGCGGAAGCGGTCATCATGGTCAAGAAAAACCTGGGTGATCTGGGGGATACGGATCTGACCAACCTGACGAAGCAGGCGCTGACGCTGGAAGAATTATACGGGATTGACATGAATGAGACCCTCCGGGGCGTCAACTCTCTGATGAAGCAGTATGGCCTGACCGCCCAGGAAGCTATGGATTATATCGTCCGGGGTACCCAGAACGGTCTGGACAAGACCAATGAGTTGGGGGATAACCTGTCCGAGTATGCGGGGAAATTTGAGCAGGCGGGATATTCCGCTTCGGAGTATTTCCAGCTTCTGCAGAACGGCCTGCAGGGCGGGGCGTACAACCTGGATAAGGTCAATGACGCCATCAATGAGGTGACTACTCGTCTGGCGGACGGGACCATCGGGGATTCCATAGACCTGTATTCCCAGAAGACCCAGTCTTTGTTCCTGGCATGGCAGAACGGGGAGGCTACCCAGAAGCAGGTAATCGATTCCATTGTGGCGGATATCGCAAACTGCACCAACGAACAGCAGGCCCTGAATATGGCGGCGGAAGCCTTTGGCACCATGGCCGAGGACGGGAACCTGAAATTCATTACTTCCCTGACTTCGGTTGGGGAGACTTATGACAGCGTGGCCGGATCTGCGGAAAATCTAAGTCACAACCACCACTTCAAGTGGTGGTTTGGATTGGCCCTCATAAGGGCCAGTTACATGCTCGCCCCAAAGGGCGGGTATCGCAAGCGTTGTTACTAG